ACTAGGTAGGGGGCTTATTTAGATTCGGGCAACGAACATTTAATACACCCCCCACTCATCTTACGTTTGCAATATAATTATGTTATACATATACACTGCTTAGTAATCTTCTATACTTCTTTGACCCCAAGCTTGTAGCATTGCATCTCTTCTTGGTTTCCAATTTTGTCTATTGGCGTGAGTAACAGCTACACCTATAATCTTTTCATATTCTACAGGTAGGTTCTGCTGCAGTTTAGCAAGATAATCACCCCAGTGGTAGAATTTGCTAGCCCCTTGGTAATTCATATGCTCCCATTTTTTTTCGCTAAAGTTATACATATCACGGTAAAGTAAGGGCTCTCTTGCGTGATAAACATCATTGTCATACTCTTCTTTGTGATAAGTCATAAACTTATACGGCACAAGATAACTTAAGCTCATATAGTTGCCTTTATTCTCTGCAACAACGTGCCTAAATGTATCTTGAACATCTTCGAAGTTTCGCTCATAGGTATACTTTGTTTGCCAATACCATAACAAATACTTCAACGTGCTTGGTTTCCAAACTGATACGCCGATACCCGGCATAACATAAACAACAAATTTTGCTTCGTGCTGTGGGTTTATCAATGCACCCGGTGTTGGTGGCTTTAATTGACCACCGCTAAATTTAAATTCTGCAACTTCTAAAGCTACATTGCCAGTTTCACAAGCTCTTGCATCTAGCTTTACTTGTATAGAAGTATCGCCAATAAAAGCATCTATACCTTTTACTCTGTCTAATGTATCACCTTTAAGAGTTGACTTATACTCGCCATCCATAATACCCATAGTGCACATTGTATCTATTACAGCTTCACCTAAGTCACCTAAGACAAGTGATTTGTAAAATTCGTGTAGTGGTTTACCAGTTTCTTCATTTTCCATAATATTTACTTTAGCATACATTAGAAAAAAAATCAAGTATAGTAATAAATATGGATATAGCAGTAGTGATACCAACTCTAAACGAAGAGCTGAATATCAGAAACACAATCAAGATGATGCCCTCGTTAGTCGATGAGATTATTGTCGTCGACAGTGGTTCAACAGACAGAACGCAAGCTATCTGTGAAGATATGGGTGTGCAGTTTTACTTTGCAAAGGATATTGAACCCAGTCAAGGTCATCACTTAGGAAAAGGTGAGAACTTATGGAAGTCTCAATTTGTCACTGACTGTGACATCATTTGTTATATAGATGCTGACTTGTTTACTATAAATCCGACTTATGTTGAAAGCTTGGTGAGTCCTTTAATGATTCAGCCTAAAACAAAATTTGTTAAAAGTTATTTCGATAGAAGTCATACGCCTTATGGTGGTCGAGTAACTGAATTGACTGCTAAGCCTTTACTCAGTGTTTTCTATCCCGAGTTGACTCAGATACATCAGCCGCTCAGTGGTCAAGTTGCAGCATATAGAGAAGTTCTACAGTATTTAAAATATCCAGTTGATTATGGTGTAGAGATTTCTCACTTGATTGACATCTACAAATCTTTCGGCATAGATTCTATTGAGCAAGTATTTTTAGGCAAGGTAGGTCATAGGAATAGAAACTTAGAAAGTTTGATACCTACGGCTGAAAGTGTCACAAACATAATTATGGACAAAGCATTCGAACACGGCTTAATTGAAAATAGATTTGTTACTGACATAATCTACAGAAGTCCTTCCATTAACATTTAACATTCTGTTAACACACTTGGCATTCTGAGATGCTACAGTTAAGAACTTATGAATTATTTAGAAATGATAGCGTATGGAACAGCCAGTAATAAAACTATAGAACAAATTACTTATGGCAAATCTAAGAGGTCGAAGAATCTTCGTAGTCTCGAACCCTTGAAATTGGCAGAACCTTTGTTTCATTTAACCGTAGACGACCTACCCTAAACTTATAAATTCTTCTCGCTTTATCTGCAATCATTTTATTTAACTTGTAGGTGTTTTTAAATGCGATTAATTCATCATCTTTAGGAATAAGCAACCCAGTTGATTGAGTTTGCTTTCTTGCTGCAGGCAATTCTTTCCAGTCACCTTTTGTATATTGATGGTCAATAGTTTCTTTCAATAAAGGTAAATCAAATAGATGCACTTCATCGGCATTGATATCTACAAACAAAACGAAATCTGCAATAGAAGTCATCAACCTAGATTCTTCATCATCTTCTATCAGTGGCAAGAATATCTTATCGTGTGGTTCCGGGTTACCAAGAACTAAACAGTAATAAGGAATATTTTGTTTGTTCAATATAAATAAGTCCACCCCATCGTCGACTAACTTTGCACTAGAACCATAATCATAAGTTTCATAACCAACTTGATATTTAAAAAATAGATAGCCTATCTCTGATAGCCAGTATTTATTTTTTCTTACTAAGAGTTCTGAATTTTCCATCCACAAGATGATACCGCAGAAACGAAGTCTTGCCAAGTATCTTCAGAATCATCATCTTTTTGCGGCTGACCGAATTCAATCCATATTGCGAACAGGTCATCATATTCACTTGGGTTAAGTAAGAAACCTATAACATCTTCTATGTCTTGTAAAACATCTGTGTCTCTGAGAGCTACAACAAAAGAAGTGAGTTCTGTATATCTGTTTAAGACTTCTTCAAACTTTCCCATCAAAGATTTTTGAGCCCACTTTTTTTGCTGCGATAAAACTGCATCTATAGCAAGAAAGATTTGTTGACCAACAATATAAGAGGCTTCTTCAACTGGTGTTGATTCATCTACAAATTGTTCTTCTAAGATTGCGTAATAGTTTGATGGGTCAATAAAGTTCATTGGGCATTCTGATTGATGCTTAGACACAGATAAGTTTACTGTGCAGAATTCGCACATTTGGTCGGGGCTAAATAACTCTTCCGGGTTAAACATAGTCTTAGTATAATCGAAAAAATAATACATAACATTTGACAAAAAATATATCTTGTATTAGAGTAGTAATAACTACAATAAAAGGAGGTATCCCGTGGATACTAATTTCGTGCCCCATAGGGTAGAAAGATTACCCGAGAAAACTCGAGTAAAACCATCGTCTGCTGTATTTACTGCTGACGTTGTAAGTATGATGCAACAAAATCCAAGTGATTGGTTCTGTGTATCAAAAGTAGAAGTGCCTAAAGATATAACTCGTAAACAGATGAATAGTCTGAGAGCAGGTTTATATTCAAAAGCACAATATAGAAAAATGCGATATAACCCATTAATGGAATATACCGTAAGACTAGCTGAAGAAGATAATGGAAATTATTTATCTTTGTTTGTCCGACTACAAGGAAACGAATTCGATTTTCGTGGAAATTAATAGAGACAAGTTAGTTGAATTACTTCTACTTGCTAAGAATCAGAGAATTCAATATGGCGAGGAAGAAGAACTTGACCTTGACGAGTATGGAGGGATGACAGCTGAGGAATTAGTTTTGCTCAGAGATGAAATCGATTTACTCACAAAAGATGCAAGAACATTAAAAAGATGGATTGATGACAGAATCAGAGGTCTTCTCACTAATAAAGTTATGAGATTTGGTGAGAGAGTTTTCAGAGGTAGGAATGCTTCTAAACTTGTGCCTTATGATAGTGATAAGATAATTGACTTCCTCGGTGAAGATTGGAGGAAGGCTGTCCGTCCAGCTTTTAGGGTTACAGCAATAAAAGCAATTGCTGAAGAAAGAGGATTAGATTCGAAAGTTATAGTAGAATCTTTATTTGATAGAGTTGAGACTGAAAACTTAGAAGTCAATCCTCTAAACAGGAGTCCGAAGTTTATACAAGAAAAACTGTCAGACTCAGATAATACAATAGTAGACATATAAATAGGAGACAATATGAGTAAAGAGACAAAAGTCACTAGCTTGTTGAGACTTGCTAAGCAATTCCCACCACAGTTAGTGTCTACAATCAAAAAAGGCAACAGAGAAGAAGACTATATAAATCACTCTGTTATCGCACAAAGATTGCTACAAGTCGTCGGTCCATATGACTGGGACTTTACTGTAATCTATCAAGGCGATAACCCTATCGCTGTTAAAGGAACGCTTACCGTCGATATAGATGGCAAGACAGTTTCTATTGCAGGGGCAGGAACGCCACAAAACAATAAAGAAGATATCGGTGAACAAATTAAAAAGATGGAATCTGATGCTTTTAAAAGAGCGGCTTCAAAAATTGGTGCAGGTCTACACTTGTGGGCTCAAGACCAATACTTCCTCTTCGCCAATCTACTCAATGAGTTAGAATTGAGCAAAGATGAGGTTAACTAATGGACGACCTCGAAGAAGGTTTTGAGGTTAAAACAGGGTTTAGGTTTATGGTTGTTCCCAAGTGGATTCTCGAAAGAGATTCTAAAGGGAACGCCCTAGGCTCTTCTGCAGTTCACGTTTACACAGCTTTAGTTAGTTACGCTAACAAAGACTTAAATTGTTTTCCAAGTCATTCAACATTGGCTGATTTGGTAGGCAAGAGTGTGAGCTCAGTAAGAAGAGCTTTAGACGAGCTTAAAGGATTCGGTGCCATTCAGTGGAAAGGTAGAGGAGATGGAGAACAACAAAGTTCTAATCTTTATTACTTACCACACGAACGTGGTGCAGAGTTTGAAGCCCCAGTAGAAGACTATCAACAAGCTGAGACAGGTGATGGCTTTATGATACCGGAAGGTGTTCAGAAGAATCACAAAGATGAAGCATATGTTTTTGCTTTAGGTGAATTGTTTGGGCAACCCAAGACAAGTAAGCAGTGGGCAAGATACAGAAATGTAGCAAAAGAAATTGCACCACACGCAACCACACCTAAAGATGTCAAAATAGCCTTTGATAAGTATCCGAAGTTTATGCCAAAAGGAACAACTAGAACGTTGGAAGCCCTAGGCAAACACTTCCAAACTTTGATGCAGGTTGAGACTGACAAAACAGTTGACACTCTCAATAGACTTGAATCTTTGAAGTCAGAAAATATTGTGGAGTTTTAAAGATGTCATCTCAAATTATGGTATAATTGTAAAAGATGGCAGGACAAATCACACCAAAGAATAATAACGCGTGGGACCCCGAAAAGGAATCTTGGGACGAATACAAGGTTCGTAGAAGTGAGGGTCAGATGGGAACAGGTCAACCAAATTCTCAAAAGAACGCTCGTGGTCTATGTCCAAATACAGACAAGCCTAAACGTGGTTGCGATTGTAGGACTTGTATAAATAGAAGGAATAGGTCTAAGGGAAGACGAAAGCAGAATATGGTTCGTAAAAAATTAGGTATTCCGGATAGAAAATTCCACGGTGCAGATGCACACGAGGAAAATTGGAGGTCTGCAGTTCGCATAGAAGTGAAAGCAGGTCAACAAGTAGGACCTATATCAACCCGGTTCAAGAAAGCAGAAGCCCAATCTTGGGAAAACGTTAAGAACATAGAGGGTGGTAAAGGTAAACCATTTATGATGGTGGCTATGCCCGACGGAGAGACTGACGGTATAGTTCTATTTCGACTTTCACAGTTGAAGGAAGTCGTTTTAGGTATATTAGAAAATTGGGAAAATCCCGAGGAAGATAAATATTAGGAGATAAAATGCCAGTAAGCGTAGTAACACTACAAGGAAATCTAACAAATGTCGAAATGACAACAGGAAACACAGGTTCAGCCTTCACTAAAGCATCTTTAGCCGTAAGCGGTGGTAAAGATATGAATGGTGAAGACAAGGAAACATTGTGGTTCAATGTAAAGGCTTGGGGAGACTTAGCAGAAAATATTGCTGAGACTTTTCAAAATGCTCAAAACCAAGGTGAAAAATCCTTTAGAGCAATAGTAACAGGGAAAATCGTTCCCGAATCGTGGGAAGATGCAAACGGTAATAAGAGAACAACTACAACTGTATTTGTAGAAGATATAGGTGTATCTCTTAAGTATTCTAAAGTTGGTAGCATAAATAAATCTACGAACCCAATGAATAGTGCCAAAAGCTCTGCCGCTTTTTCACAAATGAAAAAAGGTAGCGACATACCGGCACCGGCACCAAAAGCAGAAGTAACTGCTGATGCTGCACCATCTGCACCAACTGCTAATGAAGACGGAGGAAGTGAGGTTCCATTTTAATGGGATGGTTTAGAAAATTAGGTAAAACAAATGATGCCCCAAAGCTAACTGCAATAGAGCAAGCTTGTGCTGATAAAGGTATTGATTTGGATAAGTTAATTAAGAAGAGCAAGGTTTCTGCAAACACTGTAAGTAAATACAATGTTATGGATGCAAAGATTCCAACAGGGACGTTGAACAAGTTAGAAAAAGTGTTAGGCAAAGGTTCTTTAAGTAGTGCCTCAAAGTAATATCACTTTAGACGATTTGATGGGTGTCAATGAAGTGGCTACCTTTTTACAAGTAACGCCAAATTTGGTGTCAGCTTGGATTAAAAGAAATGTTATGCCACTTCCCGACACTACTTTAAATGCCGGGAGAACTCTAATTTGGACAAGACAAACAGTAGAAGACTGGGCAACAGCTACTGGTAAGATGCCTATGAGCAGAACACCAGTTTGGGTGAAGCCAAAGAAGGGATAAGATGGATAAACGAACAATTATTAACCCCGGAGCTTACTCAATCTTCATCAGACAGATGGTAAGAGACGATGGATTGTCAATTAATGAAATAAACAGAGGTATCGGTTGGAATGATTACTATGCCAACACACTTCTGAAAGACAATAAAATGCCTACATTCAACAACTGTCTTAAAGCAGAGGCATATTTTAAAGAATACTTTATGCGAAGTAATAAATTTAAAAGACATTTAAGAAAAACTATACAAGTTTACGAACCAATTGATGTTATTGATTGGCTCGAATCAGAATGTGACGACCAAGACTTATGGCTAGCAGGTATGAGTCAAGACAAAGGCAACTTTCTTAAATCCGATATGGCATCTCTCGAAACAGGAGAGATTCTTTTTAAGAAGTTAATGCTATTTACAATAAATATAGATAGATATGAAGATTCACCAATAGGTGATTACATTGGATTATCAATGGAAGAATATGAAAGAGGTGAAGTAGGATGAGCGAAGACAAAGTAGGCATTCAATTTACAAAACTTTCTGAGATTGCTGAGGCAGACGTAAATCCAAAAGACCACGACATAGGTGCAATACACGAATCTATGAACAGGTTTGGTTTTACCTCACCACTACTTATGAATGAAGCTACAGGGAAACTTGTTGCAGGTCACGGTAGAGTGGAAGCCTTAACTCAGAAAAAACAATTTAACGAAGACCCCCCAGCAAATATAAATGTTGATGAAGACGGAGACTGGTTGATACCAATTATCCGTGGTGTCTCATTCAAAGATGAGAACGAAGCTCAAGCATACTTGTTAGCAGATAACAGATTAGTAGAGCTTGGTGGTTGGAATACAAATGTTCTTTTAGAGGAACTTGAAAAATTAGCAGAGGCAACTGACTTGAGTGGAACTGGTTTCGACCAAGCTGACATTCAGCAAATGTATGACGATATGGAAGCGTCAATAGACGAAGGTGAAGATAAAGGGTTACCAATGGGTAAACCATCTTATGAGATAGTGTTTGACGATGAAACTCAACAAGCACAGTTTTATTCTTTCGTTAGATGGCTTCAAGATAATTATGATGGTGAAACAATCGGAGAAAGATTTTTTCAGCACATAGAAATGTGTATGGGTGAATAATGAGTGATTTTGAATATCAATTATTAGATAAAGAAAAAAAATTAGAAATCTTAGACAGACAACTTCTAGAGATGGAAGTGCAGAGATTTAGTCTTGAGATGTCTGAGCCTAGTAGATTACAAGGTGAACCACAGCAATATACCCAATGGCAAGCAGCAATGTTACAGTTTGATACAGGTATAGACAAGTTACGTAAAGCTAAGTTAAAAACGGAAAATGGCTAGACAAAAAGGTTTCATTGAGGAGAATGTTTATGAAGAAGCTAAGAAACGTATTCATCATATTTATGACACTCACGACAATGTTAACATTGCTTACAGCGGTGGCAAAGATTCTACCGTCATCCTTAACCTTGTTTGGGAAGTCGCTCAAGAAAGAGGACTAGACTCAATCGATGCTCATCATAGAGATGAAGAATTGAATCCGGGACTGATACTTGATAATGTAAAGTATTACTTTGACCAACCTTGGTGCAATATGACGTGGTATGCACTACCAAAGAATGGTTCTTTCTTCTGTTTAGGTGTAACTAAGCAAATAACTTACTGGGACCCAAGTGGAGAAAGAGAATGGCTAAGACCTAAACCCGAATGGGCTGAAACTTTAAATGATAGAACAGAAGTCTTAGGTCGACACGGCTATGACCAAATCATTACTGATACTTATCCTAAAGGTAAAGTAGCAATAATAAATGGTATCAGAGCTGAAGAAAGTTTAGTTCGTTACCGTTCAGTAGTAAATAAGATTACTGACAACTATATTGTAAGCTCTAGTTTAGATAGAACTAGATTAGCTAAACCAATATATGACTGGATGGAAAATGATGTATTTAAATACTTTCACGATAATAACCTAAGATACTCAGCTTGGTATGAGCAACAATTATGGAGTGGCGACGGACTTAGAGTTGCACCACCATTAATCGCAGAATCTATGAAGACTATAGACAAGTGGGCACAGATGGACCCGGAGTTTTATAACAGGTTAACTGATATATTCCCCGAGGTAAGAGCACACGAAAGATATAAGGGAACGATAAGCGACGCACACATTTATAAAGAATATGGTAAAGATATGGAAGGTGTCAAGCAATGGATTGAAGCCAATGTTGACCCGGAAGACTCTGTTTACCCAAGAATGCTGCAGAAGTGGAAAGCTGTAAAGCGTTTAACTGAAACACAACCGGAGAGATATTTACCGGGAGGCACAGCAGAGTGGGTGTTAAAGCACTTTGTTACTGGCAAAATCATACACGGTGATATTTATCCAATGACTACACAGGAAATACGACAAAAATACGGTAGAAAGAAACCGAAAATTAATAAGAATAGGAGAAAGAAATGATGGATTTGTTTTTCAAATCAAAATCTAAACAGGCATACAGACTTACTATGGTCAAGCAAGAATACCTTGACTACCTAAATGGATGGATTGGTAAGCTCGAAACTAAAATATATAAGATGGAATCACGTAAGCACAATACAGATGAAATTAAAGCTCTTAGAAACAATCTAAGGATTTTAAAGACTTGTGCTAAAACGTTTAAAGGAATAAGTTCTAATTATGAGCAATAAGTATCTATTTCATTCGTTAGAGTTTGTAAAGACAGATGAAATCTCTGTGTTCTCTATTCTCAATGGGGAATCTCTAATAGTTAATATTGGTAGCGAGGGATTAGAAGTAGAGTTCAATGACCAAAGAGTTCATAAAATGAGTTGGGAGGAGTTAGATACAAATGGCAGTTAATGATTATTATTGGGAACTTGCAGAACTAAACCCCGATGCAGTTGTCTATGAAGAATTCGAATCAGCGTATATGGGTATTGCTAAAAGGGTAGGTTTAAAGCCAGTTGCTATGTATGACACTGAAACAATCATTAACACTATTGGTTTTAACTTAATGCAAGACAAAGAGTTTATGGAAAATCTCGAGAAGGACCATACAGAAGAGCAAGAGAAGATAGATGCTCTTTATGATGAGGCAAGTCAACACTTTGACTTCAACATTGCAGGTGGTATCTTCGGTGAAGATAACGAGAATGGACCTATATTCTTGCAGATGCCCGACGTAAACTTTGATGAAAGGATAGAAGAAGATGAGTAAAAGATTCAGAAAAGAGCAGCACCAGTGGACTCAAGAGATAAATTGGAATACCTCTTTACCTAAATACGGTGAAAGTGAAAAGAAAAAATGAGTATATTCGAAGACCAGCCAATAAGTAATGTAGTTTGGAAACTAGCTAGTGAGTTAGACCCTAACGATTACAACCCAAACAGAGTTCTAACAGATGAGTTTAGAATATTAGCTTTGAACATTCAAAGATTCGGATGGATACAGCCAATACTTATAAACAAGAACAACATTATTATTGATGGTTTTCATAGATGGAAACTTGCTCAAGACAGTAAAGAACTTTATAAAATGTTCAGCGGCAGAGTCCCTTGCGTTGTTATGGACTTAGATGATAGGGAAGCAATGCTACTTACCATCAGAATAAACAGAGCTAAGGGCGTTCACGAGGCTAGTTCTATGGCAAAGATTGCAAAGAAACTAGTAAATGAGTTCGGAATGACACCAGCTAACCTACAAGAAGAGCTTGGTATGGGCGGCAGAGAGGTCGAATTGTTACTTGCTGACACTGTATTCGTCATAAAAGAGATAGATAAATGGCAATACTCTAAAGCTTGGTATCCATATGAAGACAAAAAGAAGTATGGCAACAGTGACGTTAACTAAACAGCAGATACTTAAGATGCTTAAACGCAAGGTAGAAAGCCACAACAAAAGGTTTGAGTTTATCTCGGGCAAGAAAGCAGACTTCTACACACTGAGGATTGTATTTTCACGTGGGTATGAAGCAGAAGAAATGTTTGGTGAAGACAATGAGAACAAAAAAATTAAAGCAGGATTCAGAAGAGTAAAGTATTTCTTGTATCTAATGAGAAACGGTTACCCGGCAATGACCTCTGACTTAAGTGCAGAAGAAGATTTTCACATACTACCTAAAGGACATCGAATGAAAGCAGATTGGGAGACCTTTCACAGACCGCCATTCGATTACTTTACAGGCGAAAGCCCGGAGTTTTCTGTAGGTCTTGAAGAAGAGTAACCTTATATCTTCGGATTTGTGATTTAGTCTATATAAAGGAGAATAATGGAAGAAATAGAAGTTAGTAAAGAAATAAAACTTAGTGCTGCACTTGCTGCAGAAGAAGCAGAAAAAACTCATAACAATAAAGAACGGTCGATTTTAGACCACGAAGGTTTATTTGCTGGTTATGTTGGCGAGTTTGTATTTAACGACAAAACTGGTGCTCAATCAGTAGATGGTAGTAGACACCACGACACATTGCTTAATGGTTGTAAGATTGAAGTTAAGACAAAGCAAAGCACATCAAAACCATTTTTGAAAAACCACAATGGAAACCCAGTATGGGAAGGGACAGTGCCTTGTTATCTTGATTCTTTACACAAAGACCCGGAGACAAGACCCGATTATTTTGTATTTTTTAACATTAAATATAAAAAAGCAAACAAAGAAGGTTCTATTTACAAATACAAAGTAAATGATTTAGAGTTTATTTATTATGGTGGTTATATGAGTTTTGATGATTATATGGATAAAAGACGGCTCATACCAGCCAAACAAAAGTATTCAACCAACGATAGGCTAGTTCATATTGACCAATGGAACATATATTGGAGTGAATTAGAATTTAAAAAATTACGTAATAAAAACTTGACAAACTAAAAAATCGTGGTATCGTGATAGAGACAATAGAAAAGGGAGACAATATGCAATCTGTAAAGGTTGACGTTAAAGAAGATACAGTAAACATAAGAGACCTTTGGCTAAAGAATGCCAAAAAAGCTAAAGAATTTGGTGGTAAAAGATTTCTTGGGTTTACAGAAAAAGGCGCTGAAGTATGGGTTTCATATCTTTTAGATTTAGAAACTGGTTCTTTGACTGCCAAGTCATCACACGATTTTAGTGCATTGATGTATGAAGACGCACAACTTGCGACAGCAAGAGTTACCGTTCCTAGAAACAAGGTTCAAAGAACCTCAACAGAGAGAATGGTTAGAGCTAATGCTAAAAACGCAGGTGGTAAAGTAACACTATTTACTTTGAGTTATATTCAAAGGTTATTAGATATGATAGATGGTAACAACCCTAGGGCATTCGTCAAAGGTAAACCAACTACCTTACTTATGAATTACCTAGCAGGTGCTATCTATGAGGGTGACCTAGATGAAGAGAATGGTTTCACTTTTAGACAAGCTATAAAAGTAGCAAAGCTACCCGAAGGTGAATACTTTATAGTCTAACAAAGAAGTATAGAAGATTACTAAGCAGTGTATATGTATAACATAATTATATTGCAAACGTAAGATGAGTGGGGGGTGTATTAAATGTTCGTTGCCCGAATCTAAATAAGCCCCCTACCTAGT